ACGTAAAAAATGACGGCTCTTTAGAACAATGAAAAAACTTTTCTTGCTGCTATTTTTAGCGGCTCCTTCTGCTAACGCAGATCTGACACACACCATCACCTCTTCTGCTCAACTGACAGTTAATGCTGGAATAACCCAAGCTGAAAGGATAGGAAGTTCTTTTAGTGCTTCTGGAACGGGGGTTGATGTTGCGATAGGAGACGATGCTGGTCGAATATCAAATGGAACAATTACATCGGGTGTTTATAGCCCTGGAACAGTTTTAGCGACCCAGAATGCAACTTCTGGTGAGAGCTTCAGTTTCTCTCAAACCTATACACAAGCCGATGCTATTCCTGGGGCTGCTGTAACGACTGGAGCTGCTGCTAACTTTTCAGACGTTACGTCACACGCTGCTGGATCTGCGGGGGATTTAGCTGGCTCAGTAACAAGTGCTGGAGTTGTCTCACTCACTGCGGGAGGATCAGGATCAATTGCTACTGGATCTGTTGTAACTTCCGTCACCGTGAAATAAAAAATGAAGAGGTATTTACCATTATTATTAATATTAAATGCCCCTCAGATCCTAGCTGTGCCAGTCGTTCCCAACTTTTCTAGCGGAACAATGTCCGCAGTCACACGCACCACACAAAATGTTACTGAAACTATTGTCTCTAGCGATTTCAACACTGGGCATACTTATACGATCAATGGAACGAATCTTACTATTGATGGTTCAACCCTTTCACCACCTCCAGAGCAAACGGTCCAAACAATTGACGGAGTAAGTTATACATGGACAGGTGCAGATCTAACACAGAAACCCAACGTCACGATTGCAAATCCAGGTCAAGCGTTTCAATACGCAGAAAGTTACATTGGCCCTGGTCTGTCAAACATGACAACAATCAATCGAACAACAGTCTTAGAAAGTGTTACCGAAACAACCTCAGTCTTCTCTCAATAATATTATTTAGTGGTTCAAGTGCGTTAGCTAATACTTCACAAACTGCGGCTCCTGTTGCAAATACATCAGCCAGTCTCACAAACATGGCAATACAAACATTGCAAGGTAATTTGATCCAGAATCAATACGGTGGTGGAGTGGTTTGTCAGGGGCCAATGTTGACGTTTTCTCCATTTGTAACTGACTCACATAGTTTTTCTAAACCTAAAGAATACTGGTATGAAAACCCTGTCTATGACGATAATGGAAGCATTATTTACTATCAAGATGTAAGGACAGGGCAGAAGGATAATTTCTCACTTAATGTCGGTGCTAGTTTGACTTTTTCAATGCCACTTGATCGAAGATTTCAACGTACTTGTTTGAAAAATGCAAAACTACAAGGTGAACATCAGCAGCAAATAATAGAAAACAAGAAGCTAGATTGGCACATCGCCAGATTAAAACAGTGCGGAATCTTGAAAAAAGATGGAATTGAATTTGCTGTAGATTCTCCTTACTTTCATTTATGCGAAGATATTGTTGTTAAGCCTAAAATGGGACAAGTTTTACCACATAGACACCTTATTTCTTCTCCTTCAAAGGAGGCAACCCTCGTTTCTCCCGATAAGAATTAGTTCGTTTCTGCGATAAATTTGGTCGCTTTACTTTCTTACCTACTATCTTTTTCACCTTATTTACTATCTGCTTAATGATAGGTTTAACAGCCTTCAAAAGCAGTGGAGCTGATAGTGCAGCCGTAGTTGCTACAAGCGTTATTGATCCAGTTTTTACAACTTGAGGAACCGTAGGAATCGCATCAATTATCTGTTGTTGAACATTTAATTTTTTATATCTAGTTACACAACGGTTTCCGACCAATTCATACTTGATAATCTGTTTAGTTCCTTCTTCTACCTTTGTCCCAATGTCAGGCGCACCATCAGGAGGGCAGGCTTCTGGCTTTGCTTGTGGTACTTCTGGTGCTGCAGGCGTTTCTGGTTCTTCGTATCGTTGAGGTTCTTCTTCTTTTATCGGGACAATCCTTAATGGTTCATAATTTATAGGATCAAAGGCAGGCGCACCAGAACCTGAACACAAAATCAAATTATGCTCTGGATCGGTATCTATAAGGGCATCGTTTTCAAAATCCTTTCTTGCCTTAACGCAAGGCATTTCTATAACTGGAAAACCTATAGGAACATTGATAGGAACACTTGGAGGTAAAACTGTTGGAGCGTTAACAATATATAAATTAATAGGTTTTACCCCAACAAAAGGGATCTCAATTTTAGGGATCAATTTAGAACGGATTTGTAAACTTTAAAGCTTTCTTTTCTTCGTTCTTTTGCTGTGCAGGGCTTAACGCTCCAGTAGGTAATGCAGGACCAGATAACCCAGGAATCTTAATAGCGCCCATCACTTTTTCCATTGCTTTATCTTGAAGCATTTTCTGATTATCTTCATTAGTTATCCATAGATAACCAAATACTCCACCACCAGTGATTGCTGCTACAAGCAGAAAAGAGATTACACTGATAATGTTTAGAATTTTTTGCATGGTAAGAGACGCAATTTTAAAAGCTGTAACCCATACAACTCTAGTCCTTTTTATGGCTTTAGTCGCAATGCTACCCTTGCACGTGCTGTTGCAATCGCATCTTGTCTTGATTGATAAATACGAAACCCAAAACTAAAACGATTACAAGTACTTCCTACACAATGCCAAAAATAAGGCTTTTCTCCCTTTAATTCAAACTGTCTAATTGTTAAACCCTTATCATCATAATCTGTAATTATGTTTCCTTCCTCATCCTCATATCTAAAAAAAGATTTTTGATCTTCATCAGCATAAACAATATATAAAACTGTTTTGCAAGGGTCTGAGCAATTTGTATGCCATCCCATAAAACCAGAATCTGGATAATAAAATGATCCACTCATATTGACAGTCTCGGCTGAATAAATTTCCTGTACTATCTCAATTATTTGATTCTCTGCGGGTGATTTTATATGCTCTAGAAAAGGAGAAAAATCTTTCAGATTAGTTTCTTCTCCAGCTTGATCTATGTGTGATTCATCTAATTTCTTTTTTGACTCTAAAGCCTCTGCACTAATAAAAGTTGCAGCATTATTCACATAGTTAACATTAATATTATTTTTTATCTGCTCAACAGCAGGTTCTACAATTACCTTTAATTTATCTTGTATTTCCTGAGAGAAAGGATTTCTTAAAACAGTCAAGAGGCAGGAACAAAAGAACCTTGAGTTGGGGTTTTCTCTTCTGAGATTTTAAGAGTTAAACCATCTTCAATTGACTTAACCTGATCAGCACCAAGAATAGCTTTTACATCAGCAATAATATCTTCTGTCTTTAAGGCTGTTCTCTCAGTTAAAGTTTCAGGTTTTGTTAGAGCATTAGACCCATAAGCAGATGCTGAATACTCTCCATCGGTCCTGCAAACGGTCCAGTGAGCTGTATGACAAAAGCCATCACTAATGTCATAGCCCACATTTGCTAGACCCCAAGTTGTTGCTGCTGCCATTGTGTTAATTAGTCAATGTGATTAGTTTAGCCTTCTTCGACAACTTCAGTCTCTGTTGTTACGCCTTCTTCTTCTTTAACCATCTGATCTAACTCTGCATACTGTGCATTTTTAGCAGCAAAATCAGAGTACACTTGTGCATTTTCTTTTTCTTTTGCTTGTATTTCCTGCTTTAATTTATTGATCTCTTCATTAGCAGCGTTGAATTTATCAGCTAAAGACTGAGCTTCAACTTTGCGGGCATCTCTGCGTTCAATAAGTGACATAAAAATGATTTCAATAATTAAAGTTTACATGTTCGGCCAATACTGACCATTACGGCTTTTACTAAGAAGACTTGTCAGCAATTAACTTAGCTTTCCATGCATCCTTAATAGAAGTTGTCCAAATTACACCGCATAAATCTTTTATTTCTTGAGGTATTGCCGTCACTCCATCGGGCTCCTTATCCAAAGGGTTGTCAACAAAGTTGTCGGACGAGTCTAATGTTCCGGGGTCTAAAACATACCTTTCAAATGATCTAGTCAATTCTTTCCCGTCCTCCTTTATCACATTGGATTTGCGAATTTGGAGGTGTGAATACTCGCCAACAATTTCTTTTTTGTCATAAACAATTTCTTTTGTAATAGCCATGATTTTTAGGAGCGTTTGATTAAACGAAACAGGTTTAAATTAGGCTTAGTTTTGAGACGTGCTAACGGTCTATGCTCCAGCAGCTATATAAGAACCACTTGCTCTAAACTGTGTACCGCTACCTAAATTACCAGCCCCTGCAACCACATTTGTTCCGCCGTTTTGCCCTACATAAACATAAAATTTTGCAGTACCGCTGCTTACTAACCCTCTATCTGCATTATCTCCTACCCAACCGTTAGTGTAACCAATATTAACTGTGCCATAAGCAACATTAGGGGAACTCGTTGCACTCTCAGGGGTAAATGGTAAACCTTGACAAACTAAAGATCCTGATCCACCAGTAACAGGACTAGAGTTTGCTAATCTTATATAAATTTGAAAATAAACCATCATCCCAATTTTTACATAAAATCCCTTTTGTGTATTATAACTAAACGTTGCAGCAGCCGATTCAGTATGCCAAGTAGGTGTAAATGTCCCTTCTTCATAATCGTCTAAAACATTGCTGGTAACTGATCTACTAGCATCAGAGTTAGCACCAAAATGAATACCGTATCCAGCAGCCATTTTTACCTGTTTTGTAAAGCTGGCGTTTTGGTCGCTATCTATAGTAAAAGCAAGATTATTACCCGTTGAAATAGCTAAACTATTATCTGCTGGTCTGTAAATTGCGGCTGCTGTTTGTGGAACAGAACCTAACGATCCAGAAAAATCAATGTAAGCACTATTTAAATTAAGGTGTGTTCCGCTTACATATAAATTCCCTGAAAAAGTGCCGTTCTGGCTTGAGTCAAGCGTCAACGCAGTTGTAACAGAACCACCCGCAGGTCTTGTTGCAAAAGCCATGTAGGAAGCATGATCACCACTATTACCGTTTTCTTTAAGAACTCTTATATTCCCTCCAAATTTTCCACTACTACCATCATGGTTGAGGAACATAATTCCTGTTCCTTTATCCGCAGCACCATCTGTTGCTGCTGTCTCTAATGTCAGTTGTGGATAAGTATGAATCCCAATTGTTGTAGATACACCTTTAGCATGTAGAGGAGAAGAAGGCGATGTTGTACCTATACCTACGTTTCCATAACGATCAATTCTCATCTTTTCAGCACCACCACCATCAGAACTTTCAGCAGT